ACATGAACAGTTTTTGTATTATGATTTATGGATAGATAATCTATTTCACATTTACAATCCATATCCAAAAAACTAAATTCTATGACTGTTTTTCCTAAATTTTCTATACCTGGAATTTCAATATTATATATAATATTTTCATCATTCAAAACATTCAAACTTTTATTTCTGGCTATATTTAATAATTTTTCATCTACAATTTGTTTATCCTTACTATCTAAGCATTCTTCAAAATAAATGAAAGCGTCACTTTCATTAAATTTTTTTAAAATATCTTCGTACTTTTTTCCTTTAAAGTTTCCCTCTAATTGTACATTATCAAAAGATTCTTTAAATCTTTCTTCATAGGATGTAGTACAAATTCCTTCTTCATTAGTGTCTCTAAAAGTAATTTTAATTAATTCATCTGCCAAAAAGAACATTTGAGTATTCTTTTTTTCAACAGTCAATAATTTAAAATACTCATCAAAATTAGCATCAAATAACTCTAAATTTCCTTTACAATCACTTAAAATATAATCTACAATTGTACCAATAATTATTGAATTTGAATTTAGATCGTTTCTTTTTTCTTTTAGGATTTTGTATTTATAGAATTTTATTCTATCTTTATCAAATAATTTTATGTCACTTGCAGATAACTTATCTATTTTTCTATATTCGGATAGTTTTAATTTCATATAGCAATTTCTAATTTATTTTTTAAGGGAATGATGTTTTTAGTATTGAAGAATTTAAAATCTTCAAATTTATGTTCATAAAAATTCTTGGGTTCACATTCTAATTTCATGAAAATTAATTCATCTAAAGAGGCTTTTGACATAATTTCTTCCAAAGAATCCTTATGTCTATCATAATAATGTTCATTATTTACATGATGGATAAAATTAGTTAATTCGTGTTCTATTCCTGTTACAAAAGTTAAATGATTACAAACCATATATCCTAACATAACATATTCTAATGGATTTATAGAGTAAGTTACAATGATATCCCTACTTCTTTGAAATAATGTTAGATCTACATATTTTTTTTTGGATAATGGTTTTTCATAAATATTCCAATGTGTTTGATAACAACAAGGAGGTAAAATTTTATGAGATAGTGAAACAGTTTCTTGATCCCATAAAGATAAAATGTGTCTTCTACTTTCTGGATTTTTTTCCAACCCATATAATAATGCATCCATTAATCCATATTTTTTTACAATGTAACCATATGTTTTACCAATAGAGCCATCATTACTAAAATCTTCCCACCAAGAATGAATACTTTTATCTGCATCTTTTAAATTATTGGATTGTTTCATATAGATCCATTCTATTTCAGAAAAACAACCCTTAAAAGGAGTGGTTCTTAAGCTAGTTATAGGAAATTCGCTTTTAGATATACAATATCTATAAGTTTTATGTAAAATACTTTTATAAAAAGCAGGAGTACCATCTTTCCATTTTGTTCTAGGAGATTTTACCTCAATCCCATCAAAATAAATATCCATTAAAGTTTCTTTAAAATATTTGTCTGCTTTACTAATCATTTTTTCTTATTTTTAATGTTACCCATTTATTTATTATGTTTTTATTTTTATCTAAAAAATCTTTAATTATTAGATAAGATTCAAATAAAATCATATCTGTATAATTATTAAAAAATTTAATTATTTCAAATTTAAAATTAACTTCCCCATTTAATAGTATCAATTCTTGTAATTCATTAGAAGAAGATTTGTATGTCATAAAATCTGAAACTGTTTTCTTTTTTTCTTTAGTTTTTTTCCTTCCCCTACCTGAATACAATTCTTCTTGTTTTTTTTTACTTAATTTTACTGTTTTATTATTATATAATTTTTTTGAACCTAAATAATATCTATCATCTAATAATGAAGTAATTTTATAAACAAACCCCTCAGAATCTGAGGGGCAGTCTTCTATAGATTTAATTAATTTTTTACCAAACATCCATTTAGTTACCATGTTATTATTATTTTATTAGGACTTATTTCATTTACATCAAAGCCTAATGAAATCAAAAAATCAATAGAAAGTTTAGAAAGAGATTCAATTTCTATTTTATTTTCATTTTTTTTAAATGCCTGGAATACTTTATCTATGGTTTCTTTTAATTTTTGCTCCATCGAATTAAAATTTAATAACTCTTCTATCTAAAATATTTTTTACAGTCTCTATTTCTTTAATTGATAGGTTATTTAGAGTATTCAAGTCTTCAATACTATTTTGATTTAAATTATTTCTAATATCTTTAAAAGATTGATTATGATACCCAAAATCACAATTTTTTAAAAAACTATCGGAAGAAACATATTTATAATTACCTTCTTTGTCTTGAGATGCAATACCCATGATAAACATTTCCCTTACTCCTATTTTTCCAGGACATCCAGTATCTGTTTTAAATATATGCGTAGGAGAAACTAAAACAGATACTGGAGTATCTCCAAATGAAGAATAATCGTATGCTTCATGGGATGCTGTAACATGTAATGCTCCACCACAAGATTTATTAGAATTTAAATCTATCTCTTCATCTCGGATTTTATATATACTGCCTATTTTAATGTCATAGGTTCTAGTATGATTGTCTGTATAGGTATTTTCTTTTAAATTCTTCAAATCATTGTAAAGATCCTTTAAGTTTCCTACACAATTAAAATCTTTATATTTATTAAGCCTATTACATACAATTTCATCACCTTTACTATGTATAAAGTAGTGTTTAGGTGATCTTTTTTGTGATTTAATTTTTAGAAAATTAGAAGAAATACTTTTAAGAATGGTTTTATCCAAATTTTTATTTTTAGATAGAATTCTTCTAAATAATACAAGATTTCCTGAATTTGTTAATAAAACATTGTATCTTTTTACATAATCTAAAGCATTTTTTCTACTCTCTTCTAAAGGATTTAACAATAATTTATATGAAAAGTTTATTAAGGAATTATAATATTCTTTATTATTTGGGTTTTCTTTTTTGATTCTTATAAACTCTGCTACTATATCTTTAGGTAGAGCAAGATTATTTATTCCTTTTAAATAAACTTCATTACATCTAATATTGAAATTATCATCTTCTTTTAAAAAATTTATAATAAGGTCTATATCTTTTAATTTAATTTTTTCATTATTATCCTCTGTTCTTTTATTGGAAATTAAATTTAATATTTCTTCTTTGCTAATATTGTTAGTAATAGTGCTGTATTTATCTTTTCCAACCAAGGAATTAATTATAGAACCATCTGAAAATATAAAAGTACCTTGTTCAGTATTTTCATTATATATACTTTTTTCTAAAAGAATTTTTTTAATTTCTTCTTTATTATTTAATTTTTTAGAAATTTCTTTTAAAATATCATTAAAAGTTTCCAAACTAAAAAAATCTTTAAATTTTTTATCTAAATTCATTTTGATTTATTTTTTAAGATTATACCATGTTTAGGATACAGTTTTTTATGCTTAGTATTCATCAATGCTGCAATTTTTCCTCTACTAAAATTAAGTTTCATTAATTCTGAAAGAATATAAACATTTTTTATTTCTCCTATTTTTTCTTTTTTTAAATTATATATTTCTATAGGAGCATCAAGAGAAGAAGAATTATTGCAAAAGTTAGAATTATCTATTGCCAAATGTTTTAATAAATTATCTCTACCAATTCTATAATTAGCAATAAAAGTATTTTCTTTAGTTTTTAAAACATCACATTTATAAAATAAAGGTCTTTTTCCTTTATCTAAGGGAAAATATTTTTTCCTTACTTCTGCAATGGAATTATATTTTGTTAAATATTTTCCTTCCATTGAATATTCAAAACATTCTATTTTTTTTCTTCCTGCCATTTTTGTTCTTTTTTATTAATCAATGTTAATTTATTTATGATTTTTACTATTTCTTTTTTTTCCAAATCTGTTAAATAATTAGTTTGTTTTATATATTTTAAAAAACTTAGATTTTCTAATTTGTTTTCTAAATAATTATAATGATGAATTATAGTATTATCCCAAGATTTATTTTTTTGGGCTTCTAATAGCATTGCATTTACAAATTCATTATTTATTATATTTGAATTTATATAAATATTATCAGAAATATATTTTTCAATTTCTTTAACTGTTTCAGATAATTTTTTATCAAATAAATTTAAAGGAATTGCTCTATAATGAAATATAAAATCATATTTTATAAAAAGTTTTTTAAACAATAAAGCGGTACAAATTCTATAAAAAGGTTTGGTATTTTTAAATTCTTCAAAAGTAACACAATTTGGTAAGTTTTTTTCTTTTATTTTTTTCATATTTGGTTTATTCAAAGTAATAAAATTTATATAAGGAGCTTTTTTTAATAGATATAACCGTTTAATATATTCCATATTAAAATCAGAATCTAAATAAACATTTAATTGTTCCAAATTTAAAATTCCAGGTTTAAATACCGCCTTATCATAAAAATGACTATCAGTGCAAATATTTATATTTATGTCTTCTTTATTATTTTTATTGACAGTAATATTTGATTTAATCTTTTCTTTTCTTTTTTTGTTCCATAAAATAAATTCAGGATGACCATCTAAATCAGTAAAATCTATACAATAAGACAATAATTCTTCTTCAATTTTTTTAACAGAATCTATATCTATGGTATTATCAAAATATTTTGCATAATTAAACTGATAGTTTTTGTAATAATCGGGACTACTAGCATCAGCATAATACATTTCTTTTTCTTTATACATAAGATAATACCCTTTATATTTTTCAATAAAAAATTGTTTTTTTAGCTTAGTAGGATTTCTTGAAACAATAATATATTTATTATTTATAATATCTTGGATATTGTGTCTATATCCCATATTATTTGTACCAATTAGTCCTAAATTTTTATACTGTTTAAAAAAATCATATTTATATATATCAAATATTTTTTCAGCATTTTTAGTTATATCTTTTATTTCAACAAAAGTAAAATTTAATTCAAATAATTCTTTTAGTTCTTCAATATTAAATGCTTTGTCCAATATTTTAACATACTTTCCATTAAATATTGCGGAATTTTCATAGGCTGTTTTAAAATTTGGATAAAATTTATTTTCTTTATTCCATTTTTCTATAAAAAATTTAACTGTTTTTTCTATTCTATCTAAAATATATTTTTTAGAAAAAGAATCATATCTAATTGCTTCTCTATTAAAGGTAACATCAATTCCTGAATCAATAGGGATTTTTATTCCTACAGGCAAATTTATCTTTTTTAATCCTAAATCTTTCCATGATATTGGGTATTTACAATATCCAAAAGAGATATGCATTTCTTCACATGAGCTTAGTTCAGACCACTTAAATAAATCATTTTCAAAAATCCTATATGATTCAAAATGATTCATATATAAATTGGAAGAAAAAATAATGGTAGGAAAATATGCTAATTGTTCCTTGATTTTAAAAATCAAGTTTGCCATATCTTCTTTTTCAAATTCAACAGTAATTGTAACCCCATTATTTTCAATAGTAGGTAGATTTTTAATAAGTATTGTTCTCTCTGGAACTGTTTCTCCTTTGTATACTAAAAATACATTTTTTAATCCATTTTTAATACAAGTTACTTTATAACTATTACCATATTCATATGCTAAAAAAGATTTTGCTCCTAATCCTTTAGCTCCAATTAAGTTTTCTTTACCTCTTTTAGAAGATTCTCCTATACCCATATAATATTTATCAAATTCTTCTAAAGATAGTCCTAAGCCTTCATCAGAAGATTCAAATAAAATTTTTCCTGTTTCCATTCTATCTATTTTTATATAGATTGGTTTATCTGGAGTTAAATTTTCTACATGAGAATCATAATGGTTAGAAATAGTTTCTCTTATGAAAGAACCAATAGGGTCAGAATAATCTTCTGTCAAAATTTTAATAATATGTGCTTCAACTTCATTTGATTTATTTATAGACATATTGAAAGAATCTTCTATACCTATTTTTTTTATTTCATTGTTTCTATCTATTACTATCATTTTTAAATTCAATTTTTAACTGGATTAATTTTTTTCTTTCCTTTGATATATTTTCATATATACTTTTTAATTGTGAATAACTTTTATTTATTTCTATGGGATTTAAATATAAATTATTAATTTTTAAAAAATCATCTAGAACTTGTAAAAAACCTTCTTCTTGTATTAATAACAATTTTTTATTATTTCTTACTATTTTATTTGTTAACATATTATTCTATTTATTTCTATTTTATTTTTATCTATTTTTTCCAAGGCAGATAATAACCATTTTTGTTGAAAAGGTTCATCAGATATAAAAATATGAATAGTCACATTATCAGTATCTTTTAATAATCCTCTACCCATAATTTGTTCAAAACTATCCGAATTAGAATCAATTGCTGTTAATACTATAGTATCTAAATTAGGATAAGTAATACCTATACTTCCTTTTTTAATTAAAATAAGTTGATTGATTTCTTGATTTTGAAATTTGATTAAATTTGAATCATCAATGGAAGCAGAAGAGTATAAAGGTAAACCGTATTCTTCTCCTATTTTATTATTTCCTACAAATAATAAATATCTTTTATCTTTATTATTCTTGATCCATGTCTTAACATGTCTTTTTGTAGTATCACAGGAATTTACAAAATGTCTTCTTTGTAAAGAATAAAACATTTTTGAATTTCCTTTACTTTCTTGTACTTTTTTTGTAAGTCTACTACATTCTTTATAATCAGTTGAAAACCATGTTTTTTTTGTACCACATTTAACCTTAATAGTGTTATCCAAAGAAAACATATGTACTATTATTTTAAAATCAGAAATAATTCCATCATTTATAGCATTTTCTGTAGAATAGTCTACTATTTTTTTTAAACCAGTATTTTGATAAATGGAAACTAAAGTAGATTCACTAAAAGTACCTGAAGCAAATATTATATTATTAATTTTTCCCTTCAATTGGTTAAATAAAGGTAAAACATTTTCATTCGGAATTAAATGAGCTTCATCCCCAATAATAATATCCCAATCTTCTTTTATCTTTTTATAGAAACTAATATAAGTACTAAATGTAATATCAAAACCAAATTCTAATATTTCTATTTCTTTTTTCCAACTTTTTTTAATATCTATGAATGGGTATAATACTAATATTTTTGGGTTTTCCAAATTTCTATCTCGAATAAAAGATTCTAATGTTTTTAAAAGTATTCTTGTTTTTCCTGATCTAACAGAACTAAGTACTATACCATTATACTGATTCTCTTCTATTTTTTTTATTATTTTTTCTTGTATTTTATCTTGTTCAATCATATAATCCTTTTTGTTTAAAATGTTCATTAACTTTTTCTATTCCTTCTTTTTTTGCCCAAAATGCCCAATCTTTTATATCTGGAAGTAAATTATCAGGAGTATTTATATGATTGAAACCATAATTTTCTGTTATCAAATAACTAATTGATTTACCTGTTTTATCTGAATCTCCTCCATAAAAAACTTTTTTTGAATTTTCTATAATAAAAGGCACATCTTTTTTATTTATTGCCTCTAAAGACTCATTTTGTATTCCAATAATGTGAGGATATAATTTTAAACAAACCATATAGTCTTTCAAGGATTTAGTTATCAAAGTATTTTTTTCTTTGTTTAAATTTTTCAAGCCCCAATTGGTTGTTATTGGTACATTTGTTAGCCATTTTTTAGTTTTTTCTTCAAATGGTCTATATATTTTCCATTTATTAATCAGGGGGTAATAATAACAAAAAATTAAATCTGTTTTTTTAAAAAACATAGGTTTATTGTTAATCCATATTTTTTTAGGTACATAGATGTTTTCTCTCTTCAAATCATCTATATCTTGATAATAATCATTCCAATATTTTAAATCTAAAGTAGAAAAAGATTTTACAATTATTTTTATTTTAGTATCTTTATTTTTTGGTTGTGAAATAGTTAATGGTATTTTTCGTATGGTAGCATTGAATTTTTCTAAATTCAAATTCATTAATCCAAAATCTACACAAATTTTTTCTATAGCATCGTTAAAATTCAGATTAAATAGATTCATGACAAATGTAAAACAATCTCCTTTATGATAAGAATTAAAACATTTAAAAATAATACTATTATTTACTTGCCCAATAATCATTGAAGGTTCTTTTTCATCTACAAAGCAAGATAAACAGGGTTTATTTAAAACAAAATTTCCAGGATAATAATATTTAAAAATTCTTTCAGCTCCTATTTTTTTTAATATAAAATCTTTTAAATTAAAATTTAAATTTATTTTCATATATAGAATACAATTAAAAAAGGGATGAAATTAATCATCCCTTAAATAAAAATTAGAAATTTTTAAAATGGAAGATCGTCTTCATCTATATTTTCTTCTATTAAATCTTCTTCCATATTTAATGGATTTTCTTCAGGAGAATAAACTCTAATTTTATCCATAGATGTATAATCCTTATATCCATATTCCCCATATACTCCATTTAAGAATGAAGATAATCCATACATAGAATCTTCTCCTATTTTTATAGAAGTATTATATGTTCCATCTTCTTTTTTTAATTTTTCAAATCCATCCAATAAAAATTTATTATAAAACTTTTGAAAACGTACATGACAGAAATTTTTTGTAAAAATACTTTGATATTCATTTAAAGTAGCTTCCCCTTCATCGTTAAATACTTCTTTTGTTTTTACACCAAATTGAGCTAAAACTGAATTATCAGGCAAATCCTTTAACAAAGAATTTAATTCTGACATATCTCCTTTCCAGAATTTTTTTTCATTTTCTGGAAATAAAGTACTTTCAATGTCAAAAGGATTAATGTTAGTCCATAGTGCTAAAAAATTAAAAAATTGATCTTCTCCCCTTTTAGCTACTCTATAATTTAGAGAAAATTTCTTTTTACCAGGAGTAAACATTACTAATTCTTCTGAATATAATGATTTACCATGTTGATTAATATATTTCTTTTTACCTGATTTAGAAATATCTTCAACATCATATAAAGTAAAATTTATTGGAAATATTTTATCTAAATTATTTTCTCTTACCCAAACTGTAATATTTAATTTTTTGGTAGTTACTATCTCTTCTTCCCCATTTTCTTTTTTGAGGGTTAATTCAAATTCATCATTAACATACTCAATTTCTTCTTCCTCTTCGTTTTCTTTTTCTTCATCTTCTTTCCCAAATATTTTTTTTAATTCTTTTTTTGTAGGGTTAAAACATAATGGAGTAATTTCTCCTAATCCTACATACAGTTTTTTCTCAAAATTTGTTTGATTTACTTTCATATTTATTATTTATTATTTATTTAAATTTCTTTTATTTCTGGATAAATTTCATTCCAATATGTTTTAGGAGATTTTCCTTTCATTAATTCAGTTGAGTCTATAAAATCTGCTATTTTTATAATTCTATTAGATAAATGAGCATTTCTAACACCTAAATCCGATTCATCTCTTTTAGTAAAATCTAAGAAACATCCTTCATTATTTCTTTGAAATATGCCAATTGCTGATGCTTTTACAGTAAAAATTTTACTCATAACCCCTTCTAAATCAATATCAACAGTAGATAAATCTTCTTCTGATTTTTTAAATATTTTTTTTCTTTCTGCAATATGTCCAGCATATATAATAAAAGGAGATGCATTTTGTTCTAAGAATAATTTGATTTCATCAAATTTTCTTCTAATAACTCTAACTCCTCCAAAATCATCTATTAATTTAACGCTTTTTTTTCTACTTTCTGGCTTGACAGATTTATTATATTCATATAATGCAGCAGCATTAGACAGTTCAATGAAAGAAGTAATTGTATCTATCATGAATATAGGAAAAGGCATCTTATTAATACATTCTATCAAGTTATTATAATTTAATTCTGACTTATTTTTGTCAAATTCAGAGTATAATGTCCAATATTCTGACATATTATTTACATGTTTTAATTCACTTACAGTTTGATATAAACCCATTGGAATATATCCATATTTGGTAGTCAATTTAAACTCTTCTTCTCCTTCATATTTAGTTAAATTAACTTGATTATTAACAGGAAAACCAAAATCTTGTGTACCCCCTTCACAATCTCCTATTAATATTTTATTTTTATTGGCAGCAGTTAAGGTCTTTCCTGTCTTTTTTTGTGAAATAAATACTAAATTTTTTGGGCTTTTTAAAGCAAATTTATTAATAATTAATTTTCCTTCTTTATTTAAAGGTAGTTTGACATATTCTTTTTTCTCCATATTTTATATCTTATTTTTTATTTGCAAATATACAAATAATTTTTTAAATAAAAAATTATTCATTATGTATTTTTTTCCAAATCAATGTACAATATTCTATTTGATGTTTACAATCATCCAAAGCATTATGCTCTGTTCCTTTGAAAGTACAATTTTGTTTTATTTCTGGGTATATGCTAACTAATGTTCTAACATCTCTTTCATCCCAAAAATTCCAAGGAATAGGTAATAAAGATTTTTTAAAAGCGTTTTTTAAAATTTCACAATCAAATGCAGGAGAATTAGCCCATATCTTATAATTTCCTTGAATAAAATTATTGAATGATTTTAATGCTTCAATAATAGATAAACCAGGTTCTTCAATTAATTTTTTACGAGCAGATTCATTTTGATTCATCCACCATAATACTGTAGATGGCTCTATATCTAAACCTAGATTTTTACAACTTTGTAGGCAAATATTAGTATAAAATTCTTTACCAATCTCTCCTGTATCAATATTAAATTCTATTGCGGCTATGCTTAATATACTTGAATTAGGATTTGTTCCCATTGTTTCGATATCAATCATCAAATCTTTAAATTTTTTGCCCATATTTTAATATATTATTTTATATTTTCTAACTATATTCCCATACCAAAGTATAATTTTTCCATTTTTTAGCCTATCTAATCTGGGCTTGTATTTTAATTCTATCATTATTAATAGAATTATTATTAATAAAATCAATTTCATTTTTTATTTTTTTTTTATTTTGTTAAAAAATAACTTTTATCCAATATAGTTTCTATTAAACCATTATATTCTTCCTCTGATAAGGAATTTTTTTTAGGTAATTCTTTAAATTGTCCACAAAATCCATTAAAAGCCAAAGGGACTCTCAAAGAATCTTGACCATAAGTTGATTTTAAAATTTGAGCAGATCTAAAGTAATTTGAACCATCATTTTTATCTACAAAATCTATAGGTCTATATCCTGTTTTAGAGGATTGACCATATTTTAATGGATCAAAAATACTAATACCTAAATCACAGGCATCTACAATATCTCCTGATTCTTTTATCAATTTTGTTATCATAAAGGCTCTTTATCCTTTATTTCACCATTTTTATGTATAGATGGTGTTCAGACTATATCATCACTTATTAAAGAAATAAGTGTCCCGCTTTCGTGGACATATTATATTCTAATTTATTATTTTAAATTAGGTTCAATATCTAGTCGTTAGGCATTTATAAGTATATTACTACTTAATTTAGCACGGGATTATCATTTTTTAATGACTTTCCCCGTTTAACGGGATTTTAAGAGGACATAATTTTGTATTTATCCTCTAGCATTAACTCTTGTTCAGAATCTTTTGTTCTTGAAACTCCTGCAATGTTTCTATTCACTTGAGATACCCAAAAAGGAGCAGATTCTTCTAAATCTCGAAACCCTTGTACATAAGCCACTGTTCTATCAATAGCTTGTTTTTTAGTTGGTAATTCTTTTGTTGTTCTAATTAGATTTCCATGATCAATAATAGGTATTTCTATAGTATTTTTTTCTTTTTTTATATATATTTTATATTGTTTACCCTCTTTTTCTTCTTCAGAATATTCTCCTTTTTTTTTAAATTCGGATTTCATTATAGAATATACTTCATTGGGGGTTTTAGCACCTTCATATATATTAATATAATCATTCAACAAACAATCAATATATTCTTTTTGTTTTTGGATTAAACTATATTCAGAATTTGTTAATTTTTCTTTCCACCAACCTAATAATTTAGGTACAGGTATTTCTATTCCTTCGTTTTTAAAAACTATGAAAGAAATCCATTTAGCAACTCTAAGAATTTTAGATCTTTCCATTGAAAAAAGATGAAAACTTGGTTTTAATCCTATGCTTGAAGGAGAATTCATATAAGCTTCACAAGAATTTAAAATAATGGTATCAATAAAAGAAGATTTACCTACACCTGATCCAGAAAAAATAAGAGTTAATATTCTTGGTCTAATATTAGCATATCTGCCTAGCTTATCTAAACCAATAGGAATTGAATTATTTTCTCCCCTCAATCCTTTTATTATTTCTTTATTTAAAACATCAAATGTTGATTCCTGTAAAATCATTTGTTTCCTCCTTTTCTATTTCATTAAAATTATCATAATCATTTGCAAAATTAGATTGACCCTCTTTAAATAAATAATAATTCAATGTTTGTACATGATCAAATTTATATTTATGACATCTTTTAACATAATTAAGTAAAACTTTTTTTATTTTGGCTTGATTAGTTAAATTATAAGAAATCATAACTTTATTTAACCTTAACTTAAAGTCATTTAAATTAGGTAAAAAGGCATATTTGCTTTGTAGCATTATTTGTTTTCTGCCAGTTAAATTGATCAATTCTTCCTTAATAGAAGAGTGTAAAGTTTCACAAAAATTTGTTATTATTTCTTTATCTTGTTTATTAATTGCTTCTAAAATTTCTTTTGTTTTTAATGTGATTTTATTATTATCAGATAATAATCCTTTTTCTTTAAGGGATTTTATATCTTCTTCAAAAATCTTATCCTTTTCAAAATTTCCTATATTATTATTTATGCTTTCCAAAATATAATAATCCATTAGAGAAATGGGGGATAATTTAATTAATTGTACCTTTTTTTTAGTTATATTCATGCAAATAAATTTTCTAACCAATTATTCAATTCTTCGTTTGTTTCCTTGATATCATTAATATGGTTTCTTATATCTCCATCTAAATACCATTTAACGTAACCAGAACTTGTTCTTAAATCTAATCCTAATTTAGTAGCTCTATTCTTTAATTGTTTATTTCCAGTATATTTTAACCAAATATGAGACCCACCACTTTTTGTTCTATAATGAAAATGTGTTTTAAATAAAATATTATATATTTCTATAGGAATATTATGATAACCATTTAATTCTGGTTTTAGGTCAATATCTAGTATAATATAAGGGTCATTAGGACAAATAGCTAAAGAATATCCTTCTGGAACACTTCCCTCAAAAAAAGTACCATGAGGAATTCTTCCCCATTTTATTATAGGTTGTTTTCCTTTTAAAATAAAACTTTTCATATTTTATCTATTTGAAAAAAAAATATAGGTATAAAAACATATACCTATATTTTCTTTATTATTAAATTAAAATTTCCAGATTTCTTTTGCTTCAGCACTTTCCCACCATTCTCTATAATTATTATTAAAAGTATAGTTCCAAACTCTTTTTATTTCTTCTAAAATTTCATTATCATGGTCTTTATAAATTTCCATTAGTTTTTCCTTGCTTTCTTCTATATATTGAGCATATCCACATAAAACTGTTATATAGTAATTTCTTTGACCTTCTATTAATTCGATATTATTATCTTCTATAAAATTCTTTAATTCCATATTTATATATTAAATTGATGAATAAGGATTATTGTTAATCCAATCTTTTAAAAATTCTTCTTTTTCTGTATCTGAACTAAAACCTAATTCTGAAAAAGAATCTAAGCTACCTATTCTTTCCCAAGTTTCTCTGGTATTTGGTAATCTTTGATCAAGATTAGCGTCATTAATACTAATCATACTTTTTAATAATTCTTCTATTGTCATTTTTTATATTTCTTTAATTTTATTATTCAATAAGGTTTTTTCTTCATCTGTAATGCTATGATTTTCTAACCATTTATCCATAATAGCTATTAATATTTTTCCATTAGTTTTAATATTATCAACTTTTTGATCAACTAAAACTGAATTATAAATATTTTCAAACTGCATTAAATTTTCTAATATAGATTTATATTTTAGAACAACTTTATCTGTGTTATAACCTCTTTCATGGTATTTTATCACTCGCATAAATTGTCTAAGAAGTCTGGAAATACTCCAAATATCTGGAGATTCAAAAGTAAGGTTCCATTTATTGTAATCTGCAATTTTACCAGGATTATCTGTCAAATCTAATATTTTTTTAGTTTTTAAATCAAATCCTTTACAAATAATATTTAGGTCAAATGTAGATAATACATCAAAAATAGATTTACTTTTTTCTTTATATATCACATTTACATCAATGCAGGTATTGTATTTGAATTTAATAGTAACTAATCCCATTTTTTTTAAAGACTTTTTATAATCTTTGGTAGTCCATTCTTTAAATTTCCATTCTTCCAATTTTTCAATTAGAAGAAATCTAGGATCAAAATACATTGAATATAATAATTTTGTAAATGAAGATTCATTATAAACAAAAACATCTACATCTTGTCCCTCGAAATAATCTAATAAACAACTTCCTGTAATACAACCATCTACATTTTGTAATTTTAACCATTCAACTGCATTATTAATTTGTTCTTTCATTTTTTTTTAATTAAATTTTTTTAATTGATATTAACTTTCCTGCCCTATTTTCTTTTGTTTTTTCAAATATAGCTTCTCTTAATATTTCTCCATCCAAAAGATATTTAAAATGGATAGTATGTTCATGTATTTCTTTTCGTATATGAATACTGACTAATAATTCAGAATTTTTTTTAGATGAACCAACAAAAATATTTTGAGTACTACTATTTTTTATACCATAAGATTTATCAGAAGAATCAGTATCTGAGGAAATATCAATCCAAATTGGATAATTTTGAGCCATTTTTTTT